GTATCAAAGGGTCCTCTAACCCTACAGTATCTTAGACCTGTTCCCTTTACGTTCTTATCGTTAGTAAGGAGGCCTCCATTTTTCCATGTGGCGTATAGATCACTGCCCTGATATGCAAGGATCACGTTATTCTGCACTGGCGGTAATTTATCTAGGCTAGGTAGAGTAGCAACCTGCTGACTTGTAGACAGAGGAGGCGCATCATTCGTTAAGTCGACAGTTAGGTCAACAGGTTGGATTGAACCCAAATCATAATAGTTCTCAATAAGGGGAGCAAAGTTAAACGTATATTTTAGCGGTCTCTGTGTGATGTCTGGATGTAGTGCTTTACGTGAAGAGTCAAACGTAGTAGTGATCTTGGCATACTGTGCTGGCATGGTAGCGTCCTTGATATCTTTTTCTACCTCCCCTCCAAAAAGTTCCTCGGCACTAGTGATCACATTATCAAGAAAGGTTCGAGTCTCGTCCATGAGCAACATATCGATGTTTGGATTGTATTTCTTAAGTTGTATCTTCCAAAAGGTAGGAGCCATCATGAATCCTCGATGTAAATAGGATCCCTGTATTTCAAACATACGATTAATTAATGGAAAGTAGAGAAAGTCTCTTTTTCTGGGTTCTGAGCTCACTCCAAAAATTGATTGAAAATACTTATGATCTATCTCAACCTCAAAGGGTAATTGAAAATCGATTCCAAACTCAGTGAATTTTGGGGTGTTTTCAGGAAAAGCGTTGTCTTTCACCATTACCTTAATACACTTGCGATCAACGTTTTTGTAAAGCGTCCATTCCTTAAACACAAAATCTCCGCTGTCTGACTCAGGAAGGGTCCTAAAATAGACAACCTGATGGCCATATAGCTGATTGGTAAAAAATGAAAGTTCCTGAAACATGCCGATCGCGCTATCAACATTATATGGCCTAAAGCTTGGGTCCCTATTCTGGATGATCGAAGTACACTTTTCATCACTACAGATTACTTGAGGCGAATATGTGTTGGCAATTTGAGCAGCCTGTCTAAATCTTAATTTAATCTCATTGATCTCAATTAGGGTTGACATTTCATCAGATGTTCCATCATCATATTCATATTTGACCTCAAAGTAGAATTCATCGTGTTCATCTAATAAGATACTGGCAGCATCTCCAAGGTTTCCAGGCTCAACTTCATACCAGAGGGACCAATCCAGTCTATTTCTCGAATACCTAAATTTTCTACTTAGGTTGGTTAGGTCCAGAGTGTTCGGCACGGCTATTATTAAATCCTCGACAAAATCAGTAAACTCAATGATTCCGCTCACCGGATCTGATGTTGAGAATATTCTAAAGTTTTTGCTAAACGTAAGAGAATTTTTTTGAGGATCGATTAATAGTTTTACAGTAGTCTTGACCATTGAGGTAAAAGCTTATTTAGTTTATTTATTTTAGTCATTTAACTAAACTAGTATCGACTTTAGAGTAGAATAAATAATAAAAAGAGATCAGCTCTTGAAAAAGAAACCTATTCTTGACCCGTTGTGGATAACTAAGGGATCCTATTTAGATCCAGAGTATTTTAATTATGTCCTGCTTGCAGCTAGACAAAAATACATGGTGGATCTTGAAGAGGGAAACTTGGACTATTTTTATGAGATCTTTTTCCATAGCCTAAACCTAAATAACCTTGCGGTAGACGGGAGTCTCTTTGACTTTAAGATGCACCCTATCTGGAAAAACAATAGGATCCAGGAGATTACTAAAGAATTAAAGCAGATCTACGAGAAAAAGGCAGAGGCGGTTGAGATCTTTAGAAATGCAAACTATGTCTTTTTAAGCCTGATCCTAGATTATATGACAGTTCAATTGGATCTCTTGGATAACGTTGAGCTCTTCTTTATGAATGAGTCAATCCATGAACAGGAAGAGATATTCTTGGTGATTAATCAGAGTGGAAGTAAGAAGTATTCTATTTGGCATATCAAGGAGGATCGCAAAAGGGACTTTGGTTACTCTTTTAAAAGGATCAAATCTGTCAAGATACCTGAGATCAAGCAGAGTGCACTCCGTGAGGAAATAGAAAAGCTTCAGGATCCTGAATTGGCTAGGATGAGGGAAAATAAGAATGTCTGTTTCGCTGTCCTAGAGGGACCTCCTGAAAAGATGGCAGCCAATGTGATTAAGGACACGATCTTACTAAATAAGGGTATCGCAAAAGGCATCCATTTTGAGTCAAATATCATAGGCGAAATGCACGGTCTACTCATTATGGAGAGACTCATGCCGTTTACCCTAAACCAGTGGATTTAAAGATCGTCCTCTACTGTAAATCCAGAATCTTCTAAAAATCTTTTTACTTTAGAATAGATTAATGAATATATTGAGGATTCGCCTATCTCGCTAGAAATTTCTTCATTATTTATAGGTAATGAAACAGGTATCTGTCGAGTAATAATTTGATCGAATTCGTTATTGTCCCTAGATTCTTTATTTAAGTATCTGTTTAAATTAACAGTTAAAATAGAATTTTTTACTATTTCGATGCGACGGATATTTACGTATAATTCGCTAGTTATACCGGCGTCAGTCGAGATTTCATTAGTTATAATTAAAGCCATTTTTATTTTATTTTTTATGTTTTGATTATGTAGGTTAATGCCATAAATGGAGGTCGGTTTTCGTGAGGTGCACCGTCCTGTCCATTTGGACCACCTGCTGCGACGCCATTAGTAGTACCATCTCCAGTTTCACCGGTATGTCGGTGTGCTCCATTTGAGCTAGTATTAGCAGTATCACTATAAGATCCTTCATTATCTGACATACCATCACTGTCCCCAAATTGACTAACTAGTCTATACGTATGCGTATGGGCTCCATCTTCACTAAATACTGCCCCATCAACTCCATCATTTAATACGTGCTTGTGCTTAGCTAACTGCTGTCTAGTAAGAGAGACGGTATTACTACCGGCAGTGTCACCTAGAGAATATGCTCCACCTGCACCAGCAATGAACTGGCCTTGAAGATTAGGTGTAACTCCAATGTTAAGCGTGCCTCCACCTGGAATAGGAAAAGTAACATATGATCCAAGTGCTATTAGATGAGCGTTTAATGCTGGATATGCAGCAGCAAAACCACCATTGCATAAAAGCCAGCCAGTAGGTGCAGCTACTCCATAATATGGCATAATCGCTCCTACTGGTATTATATTCGATATTGGAAGGAATGACGTATCTCCGTTAGCATTTCCGCTTAAGTATGAATTATCAACTTGAGATCCATCCTGTAATTTAAACTCTCCTACCACATGTAGCTTAGCTGTTGGCGAGCTGGTACCGACTCCGATATTTGCATCAGTGTGCATTTCTCCTCCAGCAGCAGATCCGCTATTTCCTTTAAATCTCCAAGCAGCTCCATTTTGTGCACCGATAATAAGCGTTTCACCAGTTGTTCCGATTATTGCGGTATCGTTAAGCTGACCTATCGTGAAATAATTTCCAACTCCGCCGACTTTTGGCACAGAATAGAAACCTGCTGATGATGAATCTACTGCTCGAAATGCTATGTTATTGGTTGTAATATTTCCAGTATTAACGTCTAATCTTGCTCCTGGTGAAGGGGCACCGATTCCAACATTTCCATCATCGACTAAAGTTACTAAATCTGTATTGATTGAACTGGCTCTACTAGAAAAATGAAATTTCCATCCTGTTCCATTTCCTATATAGAGTCTACCTATATTAGGTGAACCGAAATTTCCAGCGAATATTGGAGAAGAAACTACGGCTGACGGCAATCCAGAATTACCGGATGTTGTAATGGGTCCTGCTACATCCAATTCACCGTTTATAAAAGTGCCTTTATTTAAAATAATCATTCCATTAACTCCAGAATTGGCATCTAGCATAAGATGTGTTTTGCCACTTAGTTTTACATTTGCACTTGAAAAATCTAGGGCCAAACCTAAAGTAGCATTTAGGTTTAACGGATTGGTTGGAGACGGATCAATCGCTATATGAATTCCATCTGCAACTATGTGAGTGAAAGCAGAGCCTTGTTCAACTGCTGCCTCCGCTGAGCTTAACCTAATGGCTAATTGTTCACGGACTGGCGACATGCCCTCATTATTCCATTTTGGTAATAGAAACTCAAATTCAGCGTTTTGATCTATGTCTGAGAACGTTTGGTTTTCAGTAAATGAAAGTGAAAATTTTGCAACATTAATCCAGCTGTTAGTCGAAGAAAGTTGTGGGATTGAATTATATTTTTTATAGAATTTTGCTTTTAAGTTATGTTTAATGTTACTGTACTTTATTGTACCGATTGGAAGAGAATCATCGTCCATATAGAGAGATCCTAATTCGATGTGATATCTTCCAATTTCAGCATTACTTGAAAGCTGTGAATCGCTATGGTCTGGGAATATTGCAAATAATGAGTTATATTGATCTTGCCCTAATGTTTGTTCTGGTAAAACACCGATTGTCGCCTCATTAAAGTTATTTAAAAAGAGTATGTTATTTTGAGATGTGTTATTTGTTCCTCTAACTGAATCTGATCCAAATGCTCTCTCGTCAAAAAGAATAAATTTATTTACAGTAGTTGTTCCTGGTAATTGAGTGGTAGGGACTGCTTCAAATGGAATTGTCGAAAGACTTGAAAGGTACGTATTGACTATTGCCGCGATGCTTACGATTGGCGTCCAGGTGCTTGTTGTATCATCGTACTGATAGACTTGAAAGGAGGTTGAATCCTGGTCTAGATAGAGATCGCCGTCAATGAGTCCAGTAAAAGTTAGAGTGTTTGGGTCTCCTGAATCAACCCACCAAGTGGCTCCACGGTCTCCCTGAGGACCAGTAAGTCCAATTGGCCCAGCTGGACCTTGAGGACCAGTAATCCCAATCGGTCCAGGAGTACCTATTCCAAGCTCAAGAAGCTTGTTAAAATTGAAGTTTACCTTATCAACGGTTATCTCCTGAGGATCGGAAGGAAAAATTTCCTTTAAGTTTACTCTAATTGGCATCTTAGATGAATTTAATTTTTATCTTTGGACTTATTGATAATCCGGTATTTTGATTCTTAGTAAAGCTAAAACGAAGCACTAATTTATCTTTTTTATTTATTTGCAATGACTTTAATATCTTATAACCTTGAGTAAAGCGCTGTTGGTCATTTAAGAAAACAAATTCTACTGAATTTGGATTTGCACCAGCAGTAGTGTTAGTTGAGTTTACGGCAGCATTAGGTTTAGTATAAAACTCATTTACTTCAATATCATACAACTTTAAAATATTAAGTTTTATGTATTCCCTAACATACGATGAAATTGTTGAATTCGTGTCTGAAATCTTATTAAAGTTACCTATGAATTCATCTGAATTAATTAAGTACTCATTGAATTTTACAGCAATTCCATCTTCGATTAAAAATCGAGTCAATACGTTATTTACATTGATTATTCCTTCAACTGTGCTTACGCCGTCCTTAAGTAATATTTCTATATTTGAAGTATCGACTGTGTTAAACTCAATAGCAGGGTCGATGGTTTCAACTTTAAAGTTTTCTAATTCAATATATTCTGGTAAGTTTATAAGTTTAGCTAAGAAAGAATCATCTTCCTCAATACGTTTTGCTCCAGATACTGGAGAATACTCTCCCTTACTTGAATACTTATAGTGGAAACCCCAATCCCAATTTCCTCTAAGTAGAAAGTATTTGGCTTGGCCGATGGCGATCTCATTTATTTTTGGATAGACTGGTAGATATGAATCATCCGACTCTAATTCCAATATTTGAGTATCAGCTACCTTAAGATGGTTGAAATTTTGAATCTCCATGAGATTTGCAACATTTGCATTTATCTTAGTATTACTTAAAGAAAGATCATTTATTGGATTTTTAATGAATTTATAATTTGATTGATATATTGAATAATTCTGTACGATCGGTTCATAATCGCCTCGATATCTATTGAGTTCATATCTTACTGGCAAGTCTGCAACTTCATAGTCTACCCCAATTTCATTTTGTCCAGAAAACTGAACAGGTACATTTGCGGTTGGAGTAGAGATCAATTGGTTAGTTTTTTCCACTCTAGCAACGTCCGGTATTTCTAAATAGAAATTTGGGTCATCTGCCAATACACTAGTTCCGCTAGAATTTAGAGAATATGAAAAATATTCTATTATTTGATCTTGTTCATTTACGGCTTTTTTAAATCGAGTAAAAGATATCTTTTCAAAAAGTTTTTCAAAGTAATTTTCTCCACCAGTCAATACTTTAAATATAAATTTTTGACCAATTATTGAGATTATCCCAGAAGGCAAGATTCCATATAGGGTTGAAGGTAGAGTTAATAATCCGGCTTGATATGCGAGTCCATTATAGTGAAGAAAGGAATCGAGTGAAGAATCTACTGGATTAGTCACTGGAGAAACAGGTATGAAACTGGATAATGCACATAAAAATATATCAAGATTAGTATTAAGATCTTTAATAAAGATTAGGGTAG